AACACAATGGTGGAACGGTGGTGCATTATCATTCGACGGTGTGAAAATCGCAGTTGCAAATGGTCTTGCAGACAACACGGCAATGGCCGCTGAAAAATCAAACTTATTCTTCGGAACTGGTTTATTAAGCGACCACAACTTGGTGAAAGTTCTTGACATGGCTGACCTTGACGGTTCTGACAACGTACGTGTAATCCTTCGCGCAACTGGTGGAGTGAACTACGCAATCGCTGAAGATATCGTGACTTACGGAATCACAAATTCCGCGAACTAATAATAATTAATCAATGAAAAAGGGGTGGGCGATCCAAACGGTTCACCCGCCTTTTTTTTTATAAAAAAATAAAAATATGGCTTGCGATTTAAGTTTAGGACGAAAACTTCCATGTAAGGACGTAGTTGGTGGGATTAAGGCGGTTTATTTTACAGATTTCGGTGATTACGGAACAGTAACGCAAACCGACGACGAGATCACCGATATGGACGGGACGTTTACGGCTTACAAATATGAATTAAAGGGAAATTCTTCCTTTGAACAAACATTCACGGCATCACGTGAAAATGGTACGGTGTTTTTTGAACAAACATTGAATTTGACTTTGACTAAATTGTCAAAAGAAGACAACAAAGAATTGAAACTTCTTGCATACGGAAGACCACACGTTGCGGTTGAAGATTACAACGGAAATGTTTTCGTGATGGGTCTTGAACACGGTGCGGAAGTTACTGGGGGTACAATTTCAACTGGAGCAGCCATGGGGGACGCTTCAGCTTACACGTTGACATTGTCAGCACAAGAATTGAAACCAGCAAACTTTGTTGATTCACCAACTGCGGCTGACCCATTTGATGGAATGGCAAGTGCAACGGTGACCGTTACTGAAGGAACTAATTCATAAGAATTTTTTCATTTGATTTAAGAAGGGTGTCCGATTGGATGCCCTTTTTTATTATAACAAATTGAAGGGTTTTTTATTATATAAATATGATAATCTTACAAGAATCCGGATCGTCACAAACGATAAATTTCATCCCGAGGGAATATACCCAAGGGACGACATACAACATCAAGATTGTAAACGAATCGACAAACGCCGAAGTGTACAATGAAGACGTTACATCATTCACCGAAAATCTTTATTATTATCAACATTCTGACACGTTCAGTTTAAAAGAAGACACGTTTTATCTTTTGACAATAACATCGTCGGAAATCGTGTACAAGGACAAAATATTTTGCACAAATCAAACCGTTTCAAGTTATTCGGTCAATGATGCTGAATATACGCCACACACCACAGAAAATGAATTTATATTCTTATAATGGATACACACATCATAAATTTATCGTCTTACGTCAAACCCAAGGTCATTGAAGACAAAAGAAAAGATTGGGTTGCTTACGGCGAGGACAACGATTACTATTCGTATTTGATTGATTTATTTATCAATTCAACGACAAACAACGCAATCATTACGGGTATTTCAAACATGATATTTGGAAAAGGGGTTGACGCACTTGATTCATCAAGCAAACCGGATCAATATGCAGCCATGAAATCAATCTTTTCCGATTCATGTATGCGTAAGGTCATCTTGGATTTTAAAATGCTTGGTGAGGCTTCATTTCAAGTCTTATACCGAAATGGCAAGGTTGTCAAGTCTGAACATTTTCCACGTCAAACATTACGTGCAGAAAAGATGAACGAAGACGGTCAGATTGAGGCATATTATTATCACCCAAAATGGAAGGAAGTAAAACCTTCCGACAAACCAAAAAGAATCGCGGCATTTGGATTTGGTAATGGAAAAGAACCGGAAATCAAAATAATCAAAAGATATGTGTCCGGTTACGATTATTATTGTCCCCAAGATTACGAAACGGCATACGCTGAACTTGAATGCGAAATTTCTGACTTCTTAATCAATGACGTCAAGAATTCATTTTCGGGAACTAAGGTTGTAAACTTCAACAATGGAACACCCGACATGGAACAACAACTTCGCATCAAAAATGACGTGATGAATAAACTCACCGGATCAAAGGGTGAAAAAGTGATTGTTTCATTCAACAACAACCAAGAATCAAAAACCACGGTTGACGACATAAGTTTAAATGACGCACCAAGTCATTACGAATACCTTTCAAGGGAATGTCAAAACAAACTTATCATTGCACACCGTGTGACGTCACCGCTTCTTTTAGGGATGCGAACTGAAAACAATGGTCTTGGATCAAATGCAGACGAAATAAAAACGGCTTCTTTGTTGTTTAATAGTGTCACAATAAGACCTTATCAAGACGTGATTTGTGATGCAATGGACGACATCCTTTCAGTCAACGATATATCCTTAAAATTATATTTCAAAACGCTTCAACCGTTGGAATTTATCGATCCAAGCAATGCAATAACCGACGAAGCACGTGAAGAAGAAACTGGTGTCAAATTATCAAGTGACGAACGTCCATTCTTAGATGACGACACGGCAAATGAAATTTGGGAAATGATCAAAGACTTGGGTGAGGACGAAAATCTTGAAGATTACGAACTTCTTGATGTTGACGACACCGAAGACGAACCCGAAGATTTTGACGTTGAATCGTATTTGAATGGATTACATTTATCCGCGACACAAGATTCGACACAAGATGACAAACGATATAAGGTTCGATATAAATACGTAAAAGGAACAAACAGAACACCCAAAGGTGAATCAAGACCATTTTGTGTGAATATGCTTAAAAATGGCAAAATATACCGCAAAGAAGATATCGGACAAATGTCAGCGCGTGGTGTTAACAAAGAACACGGTCACAAAGGTCAAAATTATTCATTATTTAAGTGGCAAGGTGGGGTGAATTTTTATCACCGATGGGAAAGACGTATTTACAAAAAACGATTAAAAAAAGACGGAACTGAATGGGGTGGCAACGCACTTGACGGAACTAAATTTGTAAACGTGAATCAAGCAGTTCGTGAAGGATTTAAACTTCCAAAAAACCCTAAAGAAGTGACGGAAGCAAATATCACAAGAACGGATCGCGGACATCACCCAAACTATAAAGGATAATGGCAAAAGGATTAATGATTTCACGGAAGGACTTGGTCAAATACACAAGTTTGAGCGGAAATATCGACACGGATAAATTCATTCAATATGTGCTTATCGCACAAGAAATCACCGTTCAACAATTGTTGGGAACGGACTTGTATGAAAAAATACAAGGTGACATTGAATCGTCTTCTTTGACTGGTGATTATTTGACGCTGGTAAATGATTATATCAAACCCGTTTTGATTCATGCCGCAGCGGTTCAATACATTCCTTTTGCATCATATACGTTCGGAAACAAGGGTGTTTTTAAACATACATCGGAAACCGGTGAAACGGTATCGAAGGAAGAAGTGGACTATTTGGTTGAAAAAGAACGCGACACAATGCAATTTTATGCCGACAGATTGATCGATCATTTAAGTTTCAACGCACCTTCTAAGTATCCGGAGTACAACACAAACACAAACGAAGACATTTCACCAATTACTGGACAATCGTACACGGGATGGGTATTGTAAAAACGTATAAACCAAAAGAAAAAAACGTCGTCAAATTAAAAACATTTTTGACTTCGTTATATAACAAAAACACAAAAAAGTGATTATATAAGTATGGCAACAATCAATGATTGGTATGGGGAAAACAACATTGGATGGGGTAAATCTTATTCCGAATCTTGGTGGGGTTCTGTTAATGAGATTAATTCTTGGGGTATTATTTACCCAGCAACCGCAGAAGGTTCAATCATATATGCTGACACAACACTTTTTACCGCCGACATGACTTCTTATACGGCTGACATTGGGGTTGATTCGGTTGATTTAACACCCCCAACAATTACGCTTATCGGGTTGTCAACGATTAATTTAACGGTTGGTGATTCTTACACAGATGCTGGTGCAACTGCGACAGACGATGTTGATGGTGATTTAACTTCTTCAATAACAACAAGTGGAACAGTAGATACCGCAACTGCTGGAACTTATACGATAACTTATTCGGTAAGTGATTCAAGTGGAAATTCAGCTTCAGCAACTCGTTCGGTTATTGTTTCCGCAGCTTCGGGTGAAACACCCGGAACAATAAGTTCAGTTGATTTTGCAATTTTGACTTCCCTATCCGGCCTAGCAAGTTTTTCATTTGATTATGGCGGAACAACCTACACAAGGGGAATGGTCGATGACCAAGCGGATATAACGGATTATGATGGTACTTCTGTAAGTGGATGGGGTACTAACCCAATTGAATTTGACACGGATACAATACAAGTCGGATCATTTGTTGCGGATGGATTTGGAACATTTATAAATAGTGACGATACACACGTTTCAAGTTTTGGCCCTTATGCTGCATATTCAACACCAAAATATTTTAGAGGTGATTTTGATACTGCAGCAGTATTCGGCAACCCTCTTGAAGCATACCCAATTTACAAAGTTGAACAATCAAATGGATATTTAAAAGTAACTGAAATAATTACAAGTTAATAAAAAAATAAAATGGCACAACAAACAATTAACATCGGGACAACGGCGAACGACGGAACGGGCGACCCCCTTAGATCGGCATTCGATAAGGTGAATGACAACACGACTGAATTATATGCTGGACAAAGTCTTTCCCTTGCATCCGACATCCTTACATTAACAAGGGCAGACGGTACAACAAGCACCGTTGATTTATCAAGTTACCTTGACGAAGATGCACGAGCAATTTCAAGCGGTACATTAAACGGTTCAACTGGTATTGTTACATTCACAAGGGACGATGCTTCAACATTTACGCTTGATTTGTCAGCCTTATTAGACGACACAAATCTTGTAACGAGTGTAAACACACAAACTGGAGCGGTTGTACTGGATTCAGACGACATATCTGAAGGTTCAACAAACCTTTATAATCAAACACACACGGGTGATGTAACGGGTTCAACTGCATTAAGCATCGCAAATGACGTTGTTGATCACGATGAACTTGCACCACGTTTCACCGCAAAACAAGAAATTGCAACAACAAGTGGAACAATCAATTTGGATGCTTCTTCTTATGGAATATTCGAATTAACTTCGGCATTAACTGGTGCAACGACATTAAACATCCAAAACATTAAGAAGGGACAAGTGATTGACATTCTTGTAACTGGTTCGCAAACCATTACAATGGCGGATGACTTTACAACTTCAGCAATCAACCAAGCGGGAACTGGTACTTATGACGGTGCATCTTCAAACCATATTCAAGTGGTGTGTATTGATGACAACGATTCGGATGCAATATTGATTTATTCAGTTGCGACATACACAAGCGACACAAACCCAGCTTAAAATAAAATAAAATGAAAGGAATAAACTTAAACGGTACAATAAAAACATATTCTTCAGTTCCAAAAACTTGGGGTAATATTCTTGGGGTTAATTATATGTCGGACGAAGATTTAAAAGGTCTTGGATTTTACGATGTTGTAACACCAACCAAAAAACAATCTGAACAACTTGGCGACATTTATTTTGATGCGGATGCTGAAATATTTACTTATCCAGTTGAATCAATAACATATTCAGAAACGGTTGCTGAATTAAAAGAACAAAAGATTGCTGAATTAAAACATTTTTACAATTCAAAACTTGCGGAAACCGATTGGTACATAATTCGCGCACAAGAAGGTGTTGCAGCACCACAAGACATCCTTGATGCAAGGTCAGCATTAAGAACTGAATGTGCGACACACGAAACAAATATAAATGCCAAAACAACAAAAGCAAGTGTAATTGATTATGAATTTTAAAAAATGGGGTTAAACAAAAGACTTATCAGTCAAGCGGATGGGATTCCAATTGGCCCAAGAATTACAAATTGGACTTTTAATTCCAACGCATTTTCATTGACGACACCTTCGGGTTATCAAAATAACACCGGAAGGGGTATTGCTTATCACAATGGATATCTATTTACATTTGAAGAATTTGGCGGTAGTCCGGGGGGATCAACTTATGACACTAAGGTTATAAGGAAAAGAAATCTTAACGGATCAATTGTTTCAACTTATGTGGTTGAAGCGATTGTCAATGGATCTTTTTCACCAAAATTTTTGCAAGATGTAAGGGGTCTTGTAATTGATTCAAGTGGAAATATGTATATAATGACGAATATAAGTTCATCAAGTACTAAATTAAGAAAATATAATTCGTCCGGCGTTTTCCAAAGTGAGGTTACTTTGACTGGAACTTACGCAAATGAAATTGCAATTGATAGGGATAATGATTTAATTCATCACGGAATAAACACAAATACAACTATTTATATCAGAAATTTATCCGCTGGTTTTATATCAGCTTACAATAATAATAGACCTTCCGGAAGTCAACAAATGCAAATGGTTCACGCTGAAAATTCAATTTATGGATTTGTTAGGGATTATAATTTAAGTACGGATACTTTTTGGCGATATGATACAGAACTTGGCTCATTAGAACAACAAAATGTTAGTTTTGGTGGTTATTATTTTCAAGGTTCCGGGTCTGGTGCTTACGATTCAGTAAATCAATTTGGATATTTTTTTAGTAGCAATACCCAAGTTGCAAAATGGACACCTACATTTACTTAAATAAAAATGAATGATTTGAAATTATACATATTAAATGTTTTCGCCTTATTGGTAAGCCTTACAGAAATTGAACCAGTTTTACAAGTGGTGTCGTTGTCCTTGGCGATAATATACACCTTGATCAGTATTTACAAAAAACTCAATTAATATGCCCAAATTCGATATTAACAACGACGGGAAGGCGGACTTCAGCGTATCGATTCCGCAGATACTTACAATCTTGGCAATGTTTGCTTCGATTGTTGGTTCTTATTATACATTAAATGCAAGGGTTGATGCCGTGGAAACCGCGACAAAAAAACTTAAAGAAAACGAACAAAAATACACTTGGCCAAATCAAAGAAAAACCGAAGAAGAAGTCCGAATGCTTGAAATTGAATTGAAGGCATTTATGAAGGACATTGAATATTTAAGACGTGACGTCGACACAAAAAGAAGATAAAATGAAAAAATACTGGTTAATAATAAAAGAAGCCGCAAAAGATTGGGTGGTGGATAATTGGAAAAGTGATTTAATATTTGACAAAGGCAAGGTGATCTTTGTTGGTATTGTTGCATTTTTTGTTTTGGTTAAAATTATTTATTCAATATTTTCATGAAGTATTTCAGTTTATCCGAATTCGATTCAAGTGACCACCCGGGAAGTGGAACGAACATGGACGAACGCTTCCTTGCAATGTTGGACAACGCCCGTGAGATTTACGGAAGACCAATGCACATCAATTCCGGATACCGTACCATATACAAGAATCAAGAAGTTGGGGGAAAACCCAACTCAACTCATTTACAAGGTATCGCGGCGGACGTACATTGCACAACATCCCGTGACCGACACGATATGGTCAAGGCATTCTTACAAGCCGGATTTTCAAGAATCGGTATCGCCGACACATTCATCCATGTCGATTCCGGCGACATACATTCAGATAAAGACCCCAACGTCATTTGGACATACTAACACCACGGGATCAACGATATGGGTAAAGAAACAATAAATGTCAAATCAAATGGATTAAGAAACGAATTGAAAGAAATTCGCAAGTCCATTGATGCACTCACAAACGCGATACTTATCGCACAAACACACAAACGATATGAAAATATTAATTCCAATATTGATCATGACGACCTCATGCGCGTCAATCAATCATTCAAAAAAATTAGCTGAATACAAAGAAATCACAAAAAACATTTGTGTTGACAATGAACACGAAGTTGAACTTGCACAAGTTTTGTATTTAAAATATGTCAGAAACTAAAAAAAAATTCAAGGACACCGATGTCGGAAAATTCTTATTGAATAAGATTCCGAATGTTGTTGGTGCAATTGCGGATCAAACACCCATTGGAAGTGTGATACAAGCAATCATTGGTGGTTCTGAAATGTCAGACGCTGACAAACAAGTTGCCCTTGAAAAATTAAAAAATGAACGTGCTGAAATTGACGGTGTGACAAGACGATGGGTTGCGGATGCACGTTCGGGTTCTTGGTTGGCTTCAAATGTTCGTCCGCTTACGTTGGCATTCTTTTCCATTTCTTATGTTGTGGGTTGGTTTTATGGTCTTGAATTGTCTTCGATTACTGGTTTATTAAGTGTCATTGTAGGGGGTTATTTCGGTTCACGTGGTGTCGAAAAGGTATTCGGAAACAAACTTCACAAATAATGGCACGAGGTACAACTTATCAACATTCATTTAAACCCAAAAAGAAACGTCCCGGAATTCATTCGAAATCCAAACAATCACAACTGAAATCGTCCAAAAATTATTCAAAAAAATATAAGGGTCAAGGACGATAATGTTGAAAACACAATCAAACAACTTCTTGAAAATAAAAAATAATTCATCGAACTTTGGTGGGTTAGTGGTTTATATGTCTAATTTTAAAATAAATAAATATGTCTGAAGATTTAACAATTCGCAAACTTGCTGAAAAAATTGCAAAAGATTTCCAATTGACCGTAAAAGAACGAACGGATGCAATTTTGGAAATGGATCAAATTCAATATCAAAACCTTGGCACAGATTCAAAAAAATACGAAACGAATAAAGTTAAATCGGATTCAAAATATTTATATACCTTGATTAAGGGATTCAATGAAGCTGACGGCAATTTATTGCTTAAAGCAATGGATAAATAAACTTAATTGGCAATTTATTGCTTAAACGTAAAACAATGCCGAAAAACTCAAAGAAGCCGACACGATCAAAACTTGTCAAAAAACTTGACGTAATATTTAGTCAATATATAAGACTTAAATATTCAGACAAGCACGGAATGACTGAATGTTTCACTTGTGGCAAACGTGATCATTATAAGTCAATGCAATGCGGACATTTTATGTCACGCAAAAATTATTCAACCCGATGGGAAGAAGACAATGTCCGTGTTCAATGTGTTGGTTGCAATATGTTTAAATCCGGAGAACAATATGTGTTCGGTTTAAAACTCGGTCAACAACTTGCTGAAGAAATGTTTATCAAGTCCAAACAACTTGTTAAATTTACCAACGATGAATTAATCGAAAAGATTGATCATTATTCGTCTGAAGTTAAGCGGATGACGTAATTGTGTTTTTTTGTTCATAGGGAAGGGGGTGTTTTTTTTTAAGCATCCCTTTTTTTTATTAAAAATTTTATTTAACTTAGTAAAAAAATAATAATTATATGGACAATTTAAACGTACACACAATGACACGTTCCGAACTTATCGGGATGCTTCTTGAAAAACTTCACGAAAATCAACAACTTAAAGATCAAATAAGATGAACGAAACACAACTTCAAATTATTCGTCAATCAAGTGCGAAGACGGCATTTGATTATATCAAAGGAAATGAAAAACTCACTTCGAACAATGGTATTGAACTCGCAAAAAGAATCGAACAATATGTCATCACGGGGAAGTAAAATCGGAAAAATATATCTTAAATTTAAAATCAATAATTATCATGTCACAATCAGTCAAAGGAACAATTCGTCAAATCAGTCAAGAGAAAAAATTTGGCAATATGCTAAAGAAGTCGCTTATCTTGGAAACGGATGACAAATATCCACAGAAACTTGAAATCGAATTTGTAAACGATAAAATCAATTTATTGCACGGGTACGATCAAGGCGAGAAAGTCGAAATCGGTTACAACCTTCGCGGACGCGAATGGACAAGTCCAAAAAACGAAGTGAAATATTTTATGTCATTAAGTGGCTGGAAAATTGATCGTTCCGTCGGATTAACAAACGCAACACAAAACCAAGACCGCAAAGAAGCACAAGTTGATGACCTTGCATTTTAATATTAAGGGGGACATTGTCCCCTTTTTTTTATATGATCATAGATAAGAACACAATAAAAGATGAAATCCTTGCCATTAAAAACGGAAATGTGGTTCAAGGTTTAAGAATTGGAATCCCTTCGATTGACGAATTTTATCGTTTAAAATTAAATGGAAGTTTGGATATATATGCGGGACACGCTGGTGTCGGAAAAACTTCTTTTTGTTTGTATTTAATGACCTTGTTTGCACAAAAATATGATTTAAAATTCATCATTTGGTCTTCTGAAAACACACCGGGATCAATTGCGCAAAAGATTATTGAATACAAAATGGGAAAACCGATCGACACATCAAGTGAAGACGATATTGAACAAGTAATCGATTGGACGGATCACCACTTCAAAATCTTGAAGGTTGAAGAAGTATGCACTTATAAGGACGTGCTTACACAAATCCTTGGGATTCACAATGCACTTCCAAGTGCTGCGGCATTTATAGACCCTTACAATTCACTTGCGAAACCAAAAGAAGAAATGAAGGCTTATGGATCGCACGAATTGGATTACATGATTGCAAGTGAAATGCGATTGTTTGCTGAAAAACACAAGATCACCTTAATGGTATCGATGCACGGTGTCACGGAATCAAGTCGAAAGGTTCACCCAATTACACACCCAATGGCTGGATTCCCCATGCCGTTGTCTTATTCACAAGTTGAAGGTGGTGTGAAGTGGGCAAACCGTTGTTCGAATTTCTTTGTATGTCACCGATATTTTCAGTCAAAGGATTCTTGGAATGTAATGGAACTTCACGTGCTTAAAGTGAAGGAATATGTGACCGGTGGTCGTCCGACAAGTCTTGACGATCCCATAAGGTTAAAAATGCTCCCCAACAATGTTGGATATGAATTTGGCGGGGTTAATTTGATGCACGAACAAAAAACACCAAAAACAGTATTATTTTGATTTATTCCTTATTAATATTATTTGCAATCGTTTTGATTGTTGGCCACATAAAAAAGGCTGACATTGGACTTGCGCCGGTAATGGGAATAATGATTGGAATCTTGTATTCTTATAATGACCATGAAGACGGTCGAGAACATTGGATTCAATGTTGTGTTTTTTTTGTATCAATTACCGTAATATGGAACGATCCGCCGGATGGCTTGAATTAGTAGCAAAAGACCATGATAAATGGATTAAATTGGTTGAATCATTTGGCGAACATCAATATCAAGATGACATCGTCCAAGAGGCTTATTTGGCATTGTATAAATACACGACACCCGAAAAGATTATCCATGACGGCAAAGTGTCTGAAGGGTATATGTTTTTCACCCTTAAAACAATCACATATCAGTTTTACAACGCCAAAAACAAAATCCATAAGGTTTCATTGGATGACGAAGAAAACATCGTTCAATTGGTCGCTGAAGACGATATTGAAGAACATGAAGCGTTTCATAAGATATGCACCCTTATTGATCAAGAAATGGAATCTTGGTCATGGTACAATCGTAAACTTACTGAATTATATCGTGACACCGATATGTCAATCCGGAAGATTGCAGCGGCCACGAATATCAGTTTCGTGAGTATATTTAACACACTTAAAAATTGTAAAAATGAAATCAAACAAAAATTCAAAGAAGACTGGGAAGACTACCAAAACGGTGACTTCCACAAAATCCAAGAACCAAGAATTCGAAACATTCAAAAAGAACCATGAACAAGGTTCAACCGGACTTGGCGACACCGTTGAAAAAATAACAAAGAAGACGGGAATCAAGAAAGTCGTGGACAAGGTGTTCGATAAGCTGGGAACCGATTGCGGATGCGACGATCGTAAGAAAAAAATGAATGCCTTATTCCGATATGAAAAACCGGAATGCTTCAATGAAGAAGATTTCAATGTGGTCAAGAATGCAATTGAATCGAAGCAAAATAAATTCAGTCCACAAGAACAAGAAAATTTTGTCGATATTTACACAAGGGTGTTTCCTAATTTAAGACGTCCGGAATGTACGCCTTGCAGTTTTAAAAACGAGGTTTACAATCGACTGGTGAAAGTTTACAACACATATAAATAAAACACAATGAACAAAAAAATGCAAAACCTTAAAGAAATGGAATATTACGGAAATTTTAATTTAGTGGGCGAAGTCCTTCTTAAATTGAAAAAGAAATATCCCAACAACGAAACATTAAGTGATGCCGTTTCGGCCATGACACAAATTGGATTCTTTGTCACAGAAATGATGCAAAACCAATATTATTACGAAAAATCACTTGAATCGTACCGTGCGGACAAACATCGTGCAATTGAACGCGCACGACGTGTTGAAAAGGAAATTGAAGAACTTGAAAAGAAATGGAAAATTTAATCCTTGGATATATTGTTTTTCGATTTATTGAGTATTTAATAAGATTAAAATGAGCGACACAATAAAAAAGTGGCACGAAATGAATGACGAATGGATCGAACCACGATACGTTCCAAAAGAAGACAAGATTGTGACCAACATCATAAATAAATTCAAGGCAAGAAGTCATGAAGGAATTAAGGAATACGGAACAACCTTGTACGACAATCCGGATGGTTTTTACAAATGGATTGAAGAAGCGCAGTCCGAAGCGATGGACTTTATTTTATATTTAGAAAAAATTAAAAATTTAAACAAATGATGAACTTGATACCAATATCGTTTTTGATTATGGCAATCGGGATTCTTTTAATGGGAATCGCATTAATTAAAGACGCATTCAGATGAAAGAAGCTAAATTAATAGTTAAATTAATTAAGATGCAACGCGATATAAAAAACTTATCAATCACGGTTGCAATACTTATTGAACGACTTAAAAAATTAGAAAATGCCAATACCGAAGAAGAAACCAAATGAATCAAAAAAAGAATTTGTTAATCGTTGTATGAACGATAAGACAATGAAATCGGAATTTCCCGACATCGATCAACGATATGCAATTTGTATTCAAGAATCGAAATAATTAAATATTTTTGTTTATATTTACAAAAAACACAATCATGACATACGAAGAAATATTTTACAGATCATTAACCGAACAAGAATTGCAACGTGCAATCACAGACGGTGGACTTGACGCATACGGAAAACGATGCCAACAAGAACTTGACAGACGACACCAAGAACAAAACGAAATCACATCTTTATGATTACCTTGTTCAACGGCGAAACATATCTTGAAGCGGAAATCAATACAATGGCCGCGGACGATTCTTTTTATTACGGACACCTTGGGAAATATGCGTTGTCTTCTTCGGTGTTAAGAAACATCTTTGACGACCCCGACAAGCAACTTCAATACTTAAAAGGCAAGGGTGGAAACACCGAAGCATTGATGCTTGGAAAATTGACACATTGGTGTTGGCTTGAACCGGAAGTATTTTATCGTCAAGTGTACACAGACCTTCGTGGGAACTCAAACGCATACAAAGAACTTGTTCAGCTTCACGGTGAAGAAAACGTGTACAAAGAAAAACATCGAAACATTGCTGAATGGTTGTGTCGTCGATTAGACAACAACGAAGAAATTCGTGAAATTCGAAAAGATGCTGAAGTTGAAGTGGCGTCCATTAAAATGATTGACGGTCATCCGGTAAGGGGTAAGGCTGACATGATAAAGGGCGACACAATATATGATTTGAAAACTGGTATCGTCACACCACAACAATTCGAATGGAAAATCGATGCAATGAATTACGATCTTCAAGCGTGGATTTATATGCAATTATTTCCCGAACTTAAAAATTTTACATTTATTTACATAAACAAACACACACGTGCGCCGGGTATTATCGAAATGCCACAATCAGTCATTGACCGTGGTGGTGAAAAATACAAGGTTGCCGTTGAGGTTTACATGAAGATTTTCCACAACAAGGAAGTGGATGAAATCGAATTTTTGTTGGATCAATATTGTTATCACGGAACTGCAAAATGAATGAAGACATTGTTCTTGAATATTATTTTCTTGCATTGAACGACATCAAAAATGGAGCATCAATACAAGAACTTGAAGAAGCCTTAAAAATCTACGAAATCACGGAAGAATTTGAAGCCTGCGCGGGCATATTGAAGGCAATTAATGAAGTTAAATACACAACGATAAAAAACATAAAGAATGGACACTAAAATCATAAAAAAGATAATTCACGATACATTGGAATATGATCTGAATGACGAAGAAAAAAACAAAAGAAGAATTCGTGAACACGTTGACATCCGAAGAATGTATTTCGGTCTTTGTAGGGAATACACACCTTTGTCACTTGCGGAAATTGGCAAGTCAATAAAACCTAAGAAGGATCATGCGACGGTCTTATATAATGTCCGGGAACTTGAAGACTTGATGTTCATCGACAGAAAACTTCGAATCAAATACGACAACCTTCGTTCACGTGTTGAATTTATCAAATCCCAAGTCAACGAATCCGACATCGATTTTTTCACGGCATTGAATCGGTTACAAATCATGGAAGAAAAGAATATGCGGTTGGTGAAAGAAAATGCTGAATTGTTAAACCAAATTGACGAATTAAATGGCAAAATTAAACGACAAAATAAATACCTTACTGAAAGCGGATACCAAATCAACAAGTCCGTCTTCAAGGGGTATTAAAGACCCAGCGTGTGAAACTTGTGGACAGAAACCCACAAAGACATTCTTTGACGGTGAAGTAAGTCAACACTTCAAAGGGTGTGATATTTATATCGGTGATCTTGATTTTAAAATGGCGGACGACACCAATGTAATAATTGCCGAAATAAAATATGTAAGTTCATCACACAAGTTCATTGGAAAAAAGGTCACGTTTAATCAAGCAAAAGAATATGCCGCAATGACTGGAGTGGTTGACAATTACGGAAGGACACAGAGAACTTATATATTCGAAGCACACGAAGTCGAAAAACCTTATGTTGCAATTGTTCCATTCTTAAAACCCACCGGTAAAGAACGACACGCATTCGACTTCTTAGACATAGACAATGCACGATTGGTATATGTGTTCCATGAAAGTCAGTTTGGAAGGTGGTTGGCTGGTGACAGATATGTCGGAACAGAAATGCGAAATGCCTTAAAATGTGTATAAATGAAAAAAATTAATTTATTAGATTTATTTAGTGGGATCGGCGGATTTCACAAAGGTTTGGAACAAGCTGGGTTCAAGGTGAATTCATATTTTTCCGAAGTGGACAAACACGCAATATCAGTATATCAAAACAATTTTAAAAAATCAACTTATGTCGGATCAGTTACAAATGTTCGAGGAACACAATTACCAAGAATCAATGCAATCACCTTCGGAAGTCCTTGTCAAGATTTCAGCATTGCTGGAAAACGTCAAGGAATGGACGGAAAACGATCAAGCCTTATCCTTGAAGCAATTCGGCTTATTCGGGAATGCAGACCAGATTTTTTTATCTGGGAAAATGTTAAAGGAACGTTCAGCTCAAACAATCGCGAAGACTTTGCGGCAATCTTGCAAGCGTTTGCCAACATTGGGGGTTATCGACTTGAATGGCAATTGCTTAATACAAAATGGTTTTTACCCCAAAACCGTGAGCGAATTTACCTTGTCGGATATGTTGGAAACAGACGTGGACGATCGGTATTTCCTATCGGAAAAGACGATACAAAGATTGATGTCGTACAAGAACAAACAACAAACACCCTTACCGCAAGATACCGAGCAGAAGGAACTGGATCGTACATTATTGAAAATAAACTCGATGCACAAATCGGAACATTAAGAACACACAATGACGGATTTGGTTTCCGACAAAACAAACAAGATATTTCGCCAACAATACCCGCAAGGGCAAGGGAAGACGGAAGTGGTCAACCAGTAATAAAAATAAAAAACGGAACAAAACAAGGATACGACATCGCAAAAGAAGGGGATTCAATAAATTATTCAAATCTAAATTCAGAAACAAGAAGAGGTCGTGTTGGAAAAGGTGTTGCACAAACACTTGACACGGCTTGTAGTCAAGGAGTAATTCATAACACAATTACGGGTGCAATTGGAAGAATGGGGTCTTCTAAGGAGTATTTGACAAGCATTTCAAAAATTGAACAAGCGACAAATAAAATAAGAAGATTGACACCAATAGAATGTGAACGACTTCAAGGGTTTCCAGACAATTGGACAAAGTACGGCACCAACGGTGAAATAAGTGATTCACAACGATACAAAATGTGTGGTAATGCAGTCACGGTCAATGTGGTTGAAGCAGTTGCAGATAAAATTTATAAGTTGTACAATAAATGATTGAAATAATAAAAAACACAACAATAAAAGAAGGCGACAAGTGGCAAACACAATATGAATCGGATTGTATAAACCTTAAAACACAATATCCAAGACACGGGGTTTATGTTTTATGTGGTCACGATAATTTTGGAAAAAGAAGAATATTGTATGTCGGAAAAGGGGATTGTTATAAAAGAATCATGCGTCATTCTTCAAAAAATACAGACGAATGCAAAAACAATAATTGGACGCACGGTTTCATCATTCAATGTGAATGTAAAGTCATTGCATCAATTATTGAAAAAATATTTATAAGGATTTTTGACACAAAAAACAATATTCAAATTCCTTCGATTGATCATATAGTTATACACGAACAACGCGAATATAAATATGATTGATTTAATCCTTGACATCGGTTTTATTGGATTCGGATTTGTTATGGGTATGGGTTACGCATTTAACAAGAAATGATTTTTTTTATTATATAATTAATTAATTAATTTTTATTAATTCATGGACGGTCGTAAAAATAACGGTGGACATTCAACAAAAGGATTCGCGGGACGCAAACCGAAGGCGGAAGAAATCGAACTTATCGAAAGATTGTCCCCATTGGATGAC